AACAATATCTCCAGTATCATTAGCGGTTCAAAATTCTACTTCTGCTGTAACTTCGCTTACTCTTACAGGTATTACTACTGCTAATTTGGCAGTTTCTAATGCTGCTACTTTCAGTAATACTGTTGCTGTTACTGGTGCTGCTACATTATCAAATACCCTTTCGGTTACAGGTCAAACTAATACTGGTACTCTTTACGTTACAACTTCAGCAAACGTAGGAACTGCAGTAGTAGCAAATGCTACTGGTGTTTATACAACTGGCATTGTTAATGCTACTTCATATACAATAGGCACAGCATTTGTAGCCAATACTACTGGTGTTTATGCTGGTATTGTTAATGCTGTATCAGTGAATGCAGCATCATATTCTGTAGGCACTAGCACAGTAGCTAACTCTACTGGTGTTTATACTGGGGTTGTTAATTCTGCAACGATTACTGTAGGATCAACCACCTCAACTGTAACAACCTTAACTGTAACATCAAATACTGGTACTGCAATATATGGTACATCTAACAGTAGTAGTGGAGTTTATGGTTTATCTAATACTGCTACTGGCGTATATGGTCAATCAAATAGTTCATTTGGAGTAGTTGCTCAATCAAATACTTCATGGGCCGTATATGCACTATCAAATACTGTTGGTGGCGTACTTGGAGTATCAAATACTGGATTTGGTATTTATGCAGTATCAAATACTGGTACTGGTCTTTATGTTCAATCAAATACTGGTACAGTAGCCATATTTACCAATGGTGCTACTACTTTTGCTAGCATATATGCAAATGGTAACGTAGGTGTTGGTACTACTTCTCCTGCATATAAAATAGATGTTACTGGTGATATCAGAGCATCTGCTAATGTTATCGCGACTAATTTAAATGGCGCAATAACATCATCGCAAGTGACCACTGCTCTTGGTTATACACCATATAATGCTACCAATCCTGCATCTTACCAGTTAAATTCAACTCTTTCTGCTAACGTAGCAACATTAACAGCAAATAACACATCATTCGTTGGTACTGTAACCGCCGCTAACGTTGTATCCAATGCACAGCTTCAAGCTAACTTAGGCAACTATCAAACAACCGCAGGTCTTTCGGCAAATGTTGCGACATTGACGGCAAATAATACTTCGTTTGTTGGATCAGTATCGGCCGCCAACGTAGTATCTAATGCTCAGCTTCAAGCCAATCTAGGTAACTATCAAACGACAGCTGGATTGAGTGCTAACGTAGCAACATTAACAGCTAATAATACATCATTCGTTGGATCAGTATCGGCGGCTAACGTCGTATCTAATGCTCAGCTTTCAGCTAATTTAGGCAACTATCAAACGACTGCTGGTCTTAATGCTAATATTGCATCTTATTTACCAATATATACTGGTGTTGTCAATGGGTCATCACATACTGTCGGTACAGGTGTAGTAGCTAACTCATCTGGTATTTACTCCAATGCAGGTTTTAGTTCTACTGTTAATAACCAAAGATTAAATTTTACACCTATTGCTGGTGGAGCTAACGTATTTTTCAACCAACAAAGTGATGATAACTTTGTATTTTATTCTACTAATACCTCAAATCAACCAAGAGCAATTTGGTCTGTATTTGGTAACAATAATACTAGTAGCCTTAATATAGCAGTTCCATTACAGATATCTACTAACGCAACAGTGCAAACAAATACATTTACGCTTGGTACTTCTTCCATTTCAGCAAATGGATACTCACGTTTACCAAATGGTTTATTACTACAATGGGGTACACAAACTGCAGTTTCTAATGCAACAACTACTGCAACAGCAAATTTTGCAACAGCATTTACTACTTTATATTCAGTACAATTAACTGGAAAAGGTGTAATTAACGAAAGTCCTACCTGGCTTGCCTCTACAAATACTACAGCATTTATATGGACTACGACTTACCCCGCTACAGCAGCTTCAACTACAATAAACTATATGGCAATAGGAATCTAATATGAATATCACATATGTAAGAGAATACTCTCAAGTGATGGTAACTAAAGAAGGTCTTTTAAAAGATGTAGTAAAATCATTTTACTGCAACATTATTGGAACAGATTTAGATTCCGGAATATCAGTTCCTATTGGATTTAATATATCACTAACTTCTCCTGATCCAAATACATTCGTACAGTTTGCTGATTTAACACCATCAATTCTTGATAGTTGGGTTGATGAAAACGTAGATGTTAATTATTATGAAAATACAATTTCAAATACAATTAATGAAATTATTAATCCTTCCGTGATAATAAAGTCTCTACCTTTTTAAACTAAATATCCATAAAAGGATTTATAGATGGTTACTACTTCTAGAGCAGATAAGTTTACTCAAACACAGAAAAAACAAATTCTGTTTTCAGATTTTCTTGACAATTTTGATAGAGTACCATTTAATAATCAGTTAGCAAAAGTAACTAATGAAAATTCAGTTCGTCAATCTATAACTAACCTTGTTTTAACAAATTATGGCGAAAGATTATTTCAGCCGAATGTTGGTGGTAATGTTAATGGTTCTCTTTTTGAATTTGCTGATGCTATTACTGCGCAAAATTTAACTTACGATATTAGAACAACAATTCAAAATTTCGAACCAAGAGCAAATTTATTAAATGTAGTTGTATATCCTTCACCTGACAAAAATTCATTCGTTGTAAATATCGTATTTTCTATTATAAATAGTACAACACCAGTAAATATCAATTTAACTGTATCGAGAGCAAGATAAAATGGCTAATAGTTCTTTCAATTTAACATCTCTCGATTTTGATACTCTTAAATCTAATCTACAAACATATCTCCAGTCTCAAACTATCTTCCAAGATTATGATTTTACTGGATCGAATATGAATGTTCTTTTGGACATTCTTTCATATAACACATATTTAAATTCGTTTTACCTTAACATGGTTGCTGCTGAAAGTTTTCTTGATAGCGCACAATTAAGAGATAGTGTTGTATCGCATGCTAAAGAATTAAACTATATTCCATCATCAGCCACTTCAGCTGAAGCTGTTGTTAATTTAACCTTTAATACTACAGGCATTACATCTGGCGCATTTGTTATTCCAAAAGGTACTTCGTTTTCTGGAACTAATTCGAATGGCGCATTTACTTTTTCAACCAATACTAATTTAACAGCAATTTCTTCATCAAATACGTTTACGTTCAGTAATGTATCAATTTTTGAAGGAACATATATCAATGAATCATTTATCGTTGATTATACTCAGCCAACTCAAAGATTTATTCTTTCTAATGCAACGGTTGATACTGGAAGTATAGCAGTTACTGTTTCTGAAAATAACGGAAGCAATAACATAATTTACACAGAGGCAAGCAGCTTATTTGGATTAAACTCTAATTCAACGATATATTTCTTGCAAGCTGCTCAAAATGGTCAATATGAAATTGTATTTGGTGATGGAGTATTTGGTGATTATCCTTTAAATACTTCTGTCATTACAGTTACATATAGAATTACAAAAGGCTCAGCAGGTAGCGGTGTTTCAACATTTTATCTAAATCAAAATTTAGGTACATATAATGGCGGTACTGCAGTTTCTACTGTTACTACTGTTGCTAATAGTTCAAACGGTTCTGATCCAGAAACTATTGAATCGATTCGTTTTAGAGCTCCACGTTCATATCAAGTTCAAGATAGAGCAGTTACAACTAGCGATTATAAAACATTAATTCTTGATAATTTTAATGATGTTGAAGATGTTAACGTATTTGGAGGCGAAACTCTTCCTAATCCAGAATACGGTGTAGTTTATATTTCGCCTTCAACATACAGCGGTGCACCACTCGCTAATCAAAGAAAAGCTGATATATTAACATTCCTTCTATCAAAGAAAATAATCAATATCACAAATAAAATTATTGATCCTAATTATGTTTATATAATTCCAACTGTTGTTGTTAATATTGACTTCACAAACACATCATTAACACCAGTTGATTTCCAATCTGCTGTATTAGCTAGTATTTCAAATTTCAATATTACATATTTGCAAAAATTTGATACTACGTTTAGATATTCTAAGTTATTAGAAGCAATTGATAATACAGATTCGAATATCGATGGTAACTTAACATCAATTCAAATTTATAAATTGCTTGAACCTACTCTTAATGTTGTAGCTTCACCATCAACTTCTTTTGGCAATCAGCTTAATGTAGGTAGCATTACAAGTAGCAATTTTATTTTGTTCGATGGAAATACATATCAAATTACTGATGTCAATCCAAATGCTGTTGGTATTACTGGAATATTGTATTTGAAACAAATTACAACAAACAATACTCAAAATTATACAACGGTTGGCACAATTGATTATTTGAGTGGTACGGTTAACATTAAAAATATCACGGTATACAGTTTCTTAGGAGCTCCTGGTATTCAAATATTTGCAACATCAACTTATAATGATATTGTCGGTAATTCGAATAATATCGTAGAAATTGATTTAGGTTCTACTACTGTAACAGTAAATGCTGTATAATGCAAATCTCAAAGATAATATCACCATTAATTGCTTCTCAGTTTCCTGCCTTTTATAAGACACAGGGTCCAACTTTCATTGCATTTATGGAAAGTTATTATCAATGGCTTGAACAGATAGGTCAAGTTACATTCGAAGCTAGATCGATGCTCGAGTATACAGATATTGATACAACTTTACCTCAGTTCATTCAATACTTCAAAGACAAGTATATTCAATCACTCCCAATATCTATTATATCGGATCCTAAGCTATTAGTAAAGCATATTATTGACTTATACAGGTCAAAAGGTACAGATAATTCATACAGACTTTTATTCCGTATGTTGTTTAATGAAGATATTGACATTTATGTTCCTGGGAATTATCTTTTTAAATCATCAGATGCAATTTGGACTATTCCAAGATATATTGAAGTAACAAATTTTCCGAATCTACAACAATTAGTTGGATATGAAATTTATAGCAGCTCTGGTGCAACAGCTGTTGTTGAAAGTTATTTTAAAAAAATAGTAAACCAAAAAACAGTAAATATTTTATTCCTATCGAATATCGATGGCACATTTAAATATGATGACCAAATATTTTCGCACCAATTTCCTAATATTAACGTAAGTAACGCGCCAATCATAATTGGGTCTCTTTCGGCTGTTGCTGTTACGGGTGGTGGAGCAAATTACAATGTTGGTGATTTGTTAACAGTTCAAGGCAGTGGTACTGGTGGTGTTGCACAGGTCGTTACTACTCAAGTAGACAACGGCAAAGTTACATTTACTCTTGTTAATGGTGGTTATGGATATGGCACTGATGCAGTTGTTACTGTAACAGGCGGATACGGTTCTGGTGCTACATTTAAAGTTGGTGGTATTACAAATATTCAAATTTTCAACTACAATACTGATATAATCAATAACGTATTTAATACTTTACTTGACATAAGCACCGAAGGTTTTGCAATTAATACTGTATCTTCTACAGGTGCTTTTACTAATAATGAATTGGTAACTGCATCTGCTAATGTTAAACATTTAGACGTTTCATATATTTCTGGCGCTATATCAAATGGCGAATCTATATCAAACACAGCACTTGGTATTTCAGGATTGACAGTTTATAATTCTGATGGATCTATGTTATTCATTACAGGTACTGATACTAATTTAAATAATGCTAATGTTGTTCCTGGAACTTATTTGATAAGTAATACAACAGGCTCAGTTGTAAAAGTAAATGCAACTTTTCCTAAAGTTACAGTTACTGGAAATGGTGTTGTTAATTCTGTAGTTTCAAATACTACGTTAGTAACAGTGTTTAATTCTTCTAATACTATTGGTTATTTTATTCCTGGTAGTACTCTTACAGGTCAAAGTTCAGGAAAAACTGCAGTAGTTTCTTATGTTAATAGATTGACAAATTGGAATTATTTTCCAGCTGATCCAGCCGCTACTAATTTAGATACAAAAATAAACAACGCATTTAATATTATTTCGAAACAAATCGGCCAAATAACTTATATCACTGGTGTAAATCCAGGAATTGGTTATTCCGCTAATCCTACAGTTACTGTTATTGAACCATATGTTGCTGATGTTGGTATACCAGATGGGGTTGGTGGTATTTGGGGTAGAGACGCTATTGTTACCGCAGTAGCTGGTGTTTCATCTGGTGTTGTTTCTGCTGTAAAGATAGTTGATTCTGGATTTGGTTATAATCCAGAAGAATATGTAAATTTAGTAAGCACGAATAATGTTTCAACAGTAACAGGTTTTGCTATAGTTGATAAAGATGGCGCTGG